CATTACCCGCGCCATTGTTAATTTGGAAATTTGAAGAGTTGGCAGCATTATTATCCATTTCAAATATCTGGTCGCCAGAAGAAGTTTCAATCTCCAAAGTGTTGCCAAAATTAATTTTACTGACATCAATGGCTGCATCAGATGCTACATCCGCATTGGCAATCGTACCGTCAAGAATCATAGTAGTGGTTACGGTATCTGTTCCACCACCTTGTGTTGATGCAAAATTGTTTAACATTATTATTTACCTCACGGGTATCCGCCAGTGTTCATAACCCGTAGTTGTGAACCTGAGTGACGATCTTTATTATCTTGGTTTTGTATGTCATCTATGGCTTGCTTAAAAGCTGTTGCCCATAACTGCACCCTTTCATCATTCATAATGAATGGTTCCGCCTCCAGCAATGTACCGTATAGGTATACATCTGGATTATTGGTCAGCATATCATTTGTGGTTGCATCATCAGACAAAGCGGTAAAAGTCTTATAGTAGAGCATGGACGTAGTATAGACAGCATCAGGACTTGGCCCCAGCCTTACATTGTCTGCTATGACTGTGAATACTTCCGGCTTACCACTCGAACTCCCTGCCCATAATCTCGTCATCATTTCTGGCGTTATATAAGCCAGTGGCGTTAATGGGTCAGTCGTGAGATGAAATTCCTTCATCTGCACAAAGCCTGTGGGAAGGGAATATTCCCTCGTTCCCCCCGTAGTAGAAATAGCAGTCGAGACAGTTTCCATATCCCTGATTCTCAGAATCCGATTAAACCGCGCTTCCGCCAGAGCAATAAACTCTGGTATCCTATCAGTTAGATCACTTCTGTCTAACCAATTAGCCGTAGCTGTTTTTAATTCTGCGAAAGTCGATATTGCCATGCTTGTTCTCTAATGTAATGCCAAATAACCATAACGATGTCCATAGTTTGGAATAACCTTTCCTAAAGGAAATTCTCCGCTAAACTTTAGGAGAGGACATTCTTCTGGCAAATAAATTTCTATTCCTTTTGCTTTCGCAAAGCCGATTAAATACTCACAGTTTGGACGTTCATCCCTGTATTCATTCGCATGGCCCGGCTCACCGGGACCGTCCATGTCAACGCCCCAAACCCCTATCTTGTCAACCCCTTCAAATATAGCCAACCCCAGCATATAAGCTATTGAGGAATTGTAATAATCACCCACAAGGGCAGACACTTCTTCCAGAGGATATTCAATAGCGTTAGGAATATCAGGATATGCTTGCTGCATATATAAAGGAGCATTCAGTTCCCTCAACCTATCCTCGTAGCCATGCCTATAAAATGATGGCGTTGCCTTCCTTATACACTCCAATGGATGTATATCGAATAGTCTATCGAAATAGGGCCACTTCTCTTCATCCCACGGTAATCCCCATACTTCCCAATCCGGGTCTTCATATGGTGCGTCATCATGGGTGGAGGGTGCAAGCCCTACAATAGCAACTTGCCTCAAACGTGAACAAGCCTCATGGTTACATCAGAACCGCCTACCCTCTGGTGATGCAGATATTGTTTAATATCAGAGCCAGTGAATTTAGGCACGTTAATGAATGTGAGGCCAGCCGCTAATTTAAGATCATTGGCGGTGCTGACAGCGGCACTTGACGATGTGGAGAAGTTGAAATAAATCTCCCCATCCGTATGGATGCCTAGTATTTTTGCGGGGCTGACCAAAGTGGCAACGGCAGATGAACCAACAGTTACTACACTCTGCACATCCCAGCGATTGAAAGAACCGTCATCAGATCGTCTATACATAATTTATACCTTTAGATATTTGTTGGAGCAACTTTGAAATATTTGTTATCGGGATCGTTCAGATACCGGGCAAGCAGTTTTTGATCATTTAGAATAGCCCCGTTTGTTTCTCTTAGCCACTGCTCCCAAACTGTCGCCGGAATTTTAGCAGCGTGATGCCACTCACCTCTTTTGCCCATAGTCAGTTTATCACCGTAATCATTGTACTTACGCTTGTTTGCGTCGATTACTGGCTGGGCATCTTCAACGGTGTTGAATGTAATTTTATCGTCTACGTCGTCAAAGTGCATATCGGTACGTCGATGTACATCCTGTTCAAAAACAAACTTGTTAGACATAACCTATCTTCCCCACTTTAGGTGCGCCGTCGGCAGGATCATTGTCGATGTATGCTTTCTTTAACCATCCCATAGCATCGGTTGGCTCTTTTGCAGAAACATACTTGCCATCCCTACCCTTTGGAGTAGGTACGGTTGGCTTCTTCGTGGATTTATTACCCTTCACCATTTTCTTGGCGATGGATTCAAGTTCTTTGTCTATAATTTTCATTCGTATCCTTTGGGTAAGATGGGGGAATGTTACCACTCCCCCGTCTTAGTTATTACAACTTACGCTGCACAGTCTGCGAGAATACCGCTTGATTTCTCGTTCTTAGAAACCAGTCCGTATTCAGCAACTAACATCTGCTTTGTCGCGTCTCCGGTCTTCGCCAACTCAACAGTCTGGAAAGGACGGAGCCAAGCAATAGCCCAATAATCCATATCAAGAAAGAAGACATCTCGATCACGCCAAGCATTTCGGTCAGCTTGAATTTTAAACGTACCGAAATCGCTGACATATACGTCAACGGCTGCAACAACGTGAGCAGGAACATCGCCCTTTGTCTGAGTTCTGAGTTCTGACACGGATTGCGTCAGGTCAGAAATCGCCTGCTTGATAGTAGGTTTACACAGGATTAAATCGGGATTTCCACCCGCCTCGTAACAATCTTTTATGGTTGCCTTGATACCGGCTTCCGTAATGGAGCCTGTACTGGACGCATCGCCCATAGCATCAGTACCGTTGCCTGAAGAGGCCGCGGGTGAGCCACCACTGCCCACAGATTGATAGTTAGTGCCTAGCCAAGATTGCAACCCAGCCGAAGTTCTGGCTGTGGTTGAATCACCAGCAACGCGAGCAGTATTATACGTGAACATATATTCCATGTCGCGCTTCATACGCTTGCCGTTTTTAGCCAATTGGTAGGCCTGATGTTTGCCGTGTCCGGCATAATTAACCGCATCGTCAGTTCCAGATGTCAAGTTTACATACTGTGAAATCTGAGTGTAATTCCCGAGTCGCGTTGGGAGTACCCGTGCGTCAGCAGCAATGCTGTCGTCGCCTTCAATTTTACGGTTAGCCGCACCAGCGGTAATCGTATCAGTTTGCCACTCAAAGAAAGTATTATCTACAGTCTGTTTAGCACAACCTGACATGAAGGGGGTATCCAAAGGCGCGATATTGTGAATCACGTCTGACAATTGTTCGCGGATCGCCACTGACGAAAAAGTCAACGACGTATTTGTAGCAATTGCCATTTGGTTATCTCCTTATTAAGAGTTAAACATATCTTCGAGCAGACTAGCCGCATCATTAACATGGCCTGTCTGTCTTAGACGTTTCATTTTTTGTTTAGCAGAACTTCTGGAATCTTCTTTCTTATCTTTTCCTGACCCGGCTCGAATTACTCTGGGCTTATTTTTCAGCTTCTTGGATTTTATGTCAGCCTTCTGTAACTTATCATACTTTTGGGCCTTCATAAGAACAATCAACGATCTATGATCTACGAGAGAATTTAGTTCCTCATCAGAAAAACCCTGATCTGAGGCGTAAGAACGTATATCAGAAACTAGCTTTTTCTGTTTTTCGGGTTCAGACCACTCAGGAAGAATTGAAGCTAATTTTCCATGTTCTTCTTGAAGGGCTTTAAAACGGAATCTTTGAGCGTCCTGACTTTGCTTTTGTTGAGCCATATAATGCTCTTGTTGCATAGCTTGGACTCGCTCCTGCGCTTCCCTAAATTCTTCTCTTTTTGTTACGTACTCTATGGGATCATTTTCTTTTATTGATTCCCAGTCGATGTTCGTGAACTTATCAAGATTAGATGCTGAATTTGAAATGATTTGGTTTAGAGATTCAAGGTACTGCTGACGCTCCTGCTGCATTTGAGCTAATCCGGAATTGTATTGCTGTTGCAATGTATCCATATCTCGCCTTTCTTTAGCAACATCTTGCGTCTTTCTGGTATAATCTGACTGGCGTGAATAGCCTTTCATAAGTTCGTCAAGGGTTACTTCCTGCTCTTCACCATTTACAGTGACAGCATAAAGAAGTTCCTCTTCAACTTCTTCGCCAGACTCCTCAGATTCTTCTTCACCTTCCGGTTCTTCTTCCTCTTCGGATTCCTCTTCCAATGATTTGTCTTCCTCTATAGGTTGAGACTCTTCCTCTTCCGTAGGTTTTGCTTCCTCAGTTTCGGGAGTTTCCGTTTCCGGTTCCGCCATCTTGAGTAGTGCATCTTGCGCTTCCCATAAACTACCGGGTTGCGTTTGTTCTTCACGTGCTTGCGGGGCTGGTTGCGTATCCGCCATAATTAAATCCTCTTTCAGATAAATGGATGTTGCTTATCAAGAATCTTGTTCATGTGTCCTGTTTCTATAACGGACGTTACATGACCCTGAATCCTGTCAAGCAGTCGCATTGCAAGCCAAATTGATTCTCTGGCTTCCAAATCTGTAGAACCACTATTACTCCAGCGGTTCATTAAATCTTTCTTTAGTACATCAAATGCCTCATTCAACAACGGGTCGTTTATGAGTGATTGCGCTCTTTGTTCCCTTTCTTCTGGCGTCATGTTCTACCTATTACTTTTTTCCACCGCCGCCAATTTTCCCCATCCCCGCCATCCTTGTCCACGGCGCACGTTTTCTTTTTTTAGAATCCTCATTTAATTCTTTTTCTATCTTTTTGATTTCATTTAAATCCTTAACCGTAGCCGGATCAGATGGGGGATTCCAATAACTGCCTTTGGTTGCGGGTGCGTTGCCACGACGAGTCCCAGAACCCTTTATAGCAGTTTTCCCATGCCCAACAAATATCTTACGTTTCGGCATAATCTTTCAAACAGCCTTACTTCTTAACATATGAAAACGTCGTTGCCGTCGCTTTCTTTTCTCTGCGGGAGTTTGAGAAGA